ATTTTGTGTACGCAACTGCAAGACCAGTAATAAGCGCAGCAATGCCAACCGCAATTAACGTAAACGGGTTAGCAGCCATAGCAAAATTAACTGCCAAAATTGCTGTAGCGATAGCGCTGATCGTGCCGGCAATAAACAAAAATGCTTTAGGGTTTTTTTGTGCCCAATCAGCCATGCTCTGCAAATACGGCAACACTTTTTGCAACACGGGCAACAAACCTGCACCAATGCTTTCTTGTGTCTCAGCCAAACTATTTTTTAATATCTTAAACTGACCTGCAGCGGTGTTTGCAGACTTTGCGGCCGCGCCACCAAAGTTGTCGTTCAATGCAAGCATTACCGTGTCGAGTGACGCACCGTCTTTAATCATGCCTTTCATCTCAGGCGACAACGCCGCAAGACCTTTCATGTTGCCTGCATACGCTTTAGCCAGCGCGTCGCTAACCGTTGCAAGATTGTTGCCAGTCGCAGCCGAAATATCTTGTGCAAGCGATAGCGCGTCAGTAGCCTCGCCAACGTTTTTTGTACCGACAAGCAACGCGCTAAACGCTGGCCGTAACTCACTATCAGCCGTACCAGTTGCCCTCGACATAGCCGAAATCATGTCCTCAGTCGCCGCAACCGTTGCATCAGTAGCACCAACCACGTTTTGCATTGTGTTAGCCAAAATCGCTTGTTGCTGTTCGTCCTCGGCCGCCGCCTTTGCAGCCAAGCCAAGCGCACCGGCAACCGCCGTAATTGCAGCCGCTGCAGGTACAGCCGCTTTGCGAATAGCAAACTGTGCCTTTTCGCCAACAGTTTCTAATTGTTTAAATTCTTTAATTGCTTTGTCAATGCCCTTGCCGTCAAACTCGCTAATGATCGGAATAGATAATGCCATTACAAACCTGCCTGCACGACGCGCATGGTACGTTTAACTAATTTTTCCATTTCTTGCTCAACTTGTGGCAAATGTTTTTCAACCGCTGGTTTAATAATGCGTGTTTCATTGTCGCCTACAAAACCCAATGATCGACCTAAACGGTTTGTTGTTTTGCGACCGGCTGTTTCCCAAATTGCGGTTGCAACGTCCTTTTGCAAAATAAGAATAACGCCAATGGCTTTTTTGCGTGTATCAAATTTCATGCCAACGCCAGCAATTGCTTTGTTTACTTTAAATTTCATAAGTTGACGGCCTGTAACTGGATCAACCCATGATCGAGCCATACCCGACAATGCGTACGGGTGACTCTCATTGCTTAACGGTTCGTACGCTTTTTTTGCTGCGTCAATTGCTGGTTGGGCAATAGCCTTTGCGTCTGCTTTAAATTCCTTTTGCAACTCAGGGTCAATTTTACGCAAACCGTTTATAGCGTTTTTGACCCCGACAACTTGTATTTTTGTTGATGCTGGCATTGCGCTACCTCTTTTGCTTATTCAATAGCGTAATCACCGTTATCAGGTCGCGCGTGTCAAACTCGATTGTCGTAGGCCAATACCCTGTTGCGACTAACAGTTCTGCTAGTTGCCGTCGGTAACTGCCTACGCCGTATGGTTTGGGTCTGTCTCGTCTATCGCCTCAATTGTCATGTTTGGGTTTTCTTTAACCCAGTCACGATATGTTGCAGGCATTTTTTGGCCGCTAAGTTTTAGCAAATTGTATGCCCAACAAACTAGATCGGTGTAGCCGATACCTTTGCCGTCACTAATTTTGCGACCCTCAGTTTTTTCCCATTCGCAGATAACAAACATATTTGTTGTTAACTCGACTGGCTGTACGCCGTCTTGTAAATCTACTTTAAGTTTTAATCGCATTGCCTTGTCCTGTTCTCGGCCAGTTATGGCGCGTTAGATCACGTTACGTCAACTGTGTATGCGCCACCCATAAGTTCAATGTCATAGGTAGCCAACTCGCCCAAGTTTGCGTTCATTACTGGCAACGCGCTTAAGTAAGTGTTTGTCAATTCAAAGCCCGGATTAGTTGCGGTGTTTGAACCTGATGCTGGGGTTACTTTGATGTAGCACTTTGTGCCGACAAGTGGCGCAAGAATTGCGTAACTCTCAGCCGATGCAAACGATGCGTACAAAGTCAACGTGGCGCTGTTTGATTGCAAGCCAGCGGTGTTAGTGCGTGCAGTCGAGCCAAACGCGGTGTCCTCAAGTGCCTCAACAACGTAGTTAACGGTTACTGCCGATACCTGATCGGTGATGTCTGTTGTCGCTGCGCTTGACGCGCCGATAAGCACGACTGGGTTTGAAAGATAAGTGCTAGTTGCCATTGTGATACTCCTTGGGTGTCTTTATAGTTTTACCATACCGCAACGATATGCGTGTGTATGCTCACGCTGACTGCGCTTGCAAGCCAACTGCCACGTCATAACACGGATACTCTTGCCCGCCTATGTCAAGTGTGCCGGGTCTGCCTGACATTGCAATGACGCTTGAGCCAAGCACTAGCGCGGTGATCTGCAATATTTCGCGCAACACGGGTAGCCCTGCTGGGCCGCTGCCAACAATTTTTATTGGGAAGTCCATACGCACGATATTGCCATTGCCAGCAATAGTTGTAAAACTTGGCGCTGTAATAAACACACAATTAGGCACAAGTTTTGTCGGGTCGTTTACCACCCGTAAGCCCGTTACGGCTGTCAGCGTGGCGCTCAGATCGTCTAGCGCCTCGTTAAATAGATCGTTGTACGGTGCAGGCACTATGCCACCGCAGGTCGGTCAATACCTAACAACTGCTTGACGATTGGTGTCATTGACTGTTGCGGTGCTGTACCCATGTTGTCAAACGACGCAAACACGTTCTCTAGACTGCCTCGACTACGCCACAGCGCCGCCGCATACATGATCGTGCCGAGCGTTACGTCACCGCTAGGCGACGTGCTTAATGAGTCGTTGTACCCTGCCTCAGCTCGTCGGCGACTACAAAATTGGTTCGAAGCCGATACAGCCTGCGTAGCCAGCGTGTAATCATCAGACGGATTAGTGATTGACACGCCAAGATAGGTGACAAGGTTTGCGACCGTAACCCACGAACATGTGGGCGTATGACTTACAGAACCTGAATAAAACGCGCTGTAATCAACTGCATCGCCTGTGCAGGCGTACAACACTTGATTAGCGCGCGGTACGTTCTCGTTAAATGTCCACTCGCCTGTAGTGCTATCTATGCCTGTGTATTCGTATTGCGGGCATGACAACACGGTAAACGTGCCGTTAAACGGTGCGCCAATGCTTGCAACAACGATCGTGTCGCCAACCTGTATGTCGGTTGGCTCGAGCGTTGAAATGCAGGCGTAGTTATTTAGTAACTGTTTTGACGCTGTTAGATATGTTGCCATGAGCGGTTTTGCCGCCTACGACTAAGCCTGTGTGATCTTGCGGATCATTCCTGAAATTGCAGCAAACGTTGATACGTAACCGTAGAACGACATTGTGCGACCAAGTGTTGAAGGTACTTCAACGCTCATTAAACCACGGATTTGCTCATAGAACTCGTAAGCATCGCCTTGACCTTGACCAACTCGAGTGACAATCATTGTCTTGGCAGCAAAGTTGCTATCAACAACAAGTTCCAATCCAAGTGGGTTGCCATTCCATGTGCCGGCATTAAGTGAGCCAAGCGCATTTTGACCTGACAAACCGTTTGCAATTAACGGGAATACTGGTCGGCCTGTGCTGTCGGCAAGTTTGCCAAGTTGTGCCCAAACATCAACTGACACAAACAAGTGTGTCGGCATCCAGTTACGGCCGCTTGCAACGTCGTTTGCTGCATCGTAAATGCTGGTCAACAAGTCGGCAAGTGTGCCATCCCAAACGCCTGACGACGTTGCTGCAGTTAACAAATTGTCTGCTGCAATGTTGTCTGATGCAAGCATATATTCGCCCATCAAGTCATTAAGAATTTGTTGCATTGCTTCGGGACTTGTGAACGAAATGTCTTGTGCGGACAAGGTAACTTGACCGGCAAGTGTAGTTTTTGTGACCGAGTTTGCGGCAATGACCATTGTCGTTGCTGAAACTGCACTCAATTCTGTGGCCTGTGATGCAACACTTGTGTGTGTTGTGATCGTTGGTCGAATAAATGTTTTTTGTGTACCACCGTCAGGATATGCGCGAGCGCCGATCGCTTCAACTGCAGGCCTCAAAAAATTTAGGTCTTGTACCAAAGGCCCGAGCACAACGGTGCTTAAGAGGCCGGGTGTATCCGAGGTCAAAACATCGCCCGCCGCTGCTTGCAATGGTGTGCGCTGATTTTTTGCAAACTCTTGCACGGCAGCGTTCATGTTTTTAAAAGTGTCGCCACCAATGTGATAAGCGGCCATAAATTCGCCGGCTGAAGGCAACTTAAATTCTTTTTTAGGTTGTGCCCAAAGTTTGTCAACAGTTGCTGTTGCTGCTTCGACTACTGGTGTTGTTGGTGTTTCGCTCATGGGAGTTGTGTCCTTTTGTTCTTGTTGTTCTGATTGTATAGCACTTGTCAATTCAGTTTCGGGGATACCTTCGGCTACCTCGTCGGGTGCGCTGGCTGCGACCTCGGTAATGACTGCACCGCTAAACGCGCCTTCGCTGACCAGCGACAATTCTTGCCATGTAGCCGCCTCAACGATCATCACGCCTTCCTCGTCATAACTAAACTTTGTTGGCGTTACGCCTACCGATACAGCGTCAATAACGCCGTCATTAGCAAGGGTAAGCGCCTCGTCGCCTAGTCGAGTGGCGCTGATCTTGGCTGTAAACATCATGCCTTGTGGCGTGTCCACACGCTCAACTACTTTGCCTAAAATTTGGGTGCTGTCATGTTGCATATAAATTTTTGGGTCACGGCCTGTAACTGGCAACGACCCTTGCAAAAAACGTACTTTTGTTCCGTCTAAAACTGTTGCTGTTTCGTCGTAGGTTACGGCTACGCCTGAGATTGAGCGCGACGGCAAGCCCTCTGCCGCCGCTGCATCAACCGTGATCTTTTGATTGGGGGTAAATCTGATCATGTTGGTGATACTACTCTTTCTGTAATTTCGGTTTGTGTATCTCGATCGTCGCCCATTGAATATTCGCCTGTTAAGTATTGCTCAACGTCAAATTCAACGTATGTGCCGTTAGGTAGCACGTTATTTTGACTTAGTGTGCCAGCGATGCAATCGGCGTAAGCGCGAACGCCAAAAGTCCACAAGTCCATACGTGACTCTGCGCTCGACTGGTACGAATAACTACCAACCGACACGCCTGCAAGGTACGGCGGAATGTTGCACAAACGTGCCATTTCCATTGCCTGAAATTCGGCGCTTTCAATCAACAACATTTTGTCAGGGCTGGTTTGCGTTTCGGTGTACGTAACAAATTCATTTAGCGCTGCAGTTTGATTAGTTGCGCGCGCCGCGTTAAACGCCGCTGCAAGATCAGCCAATTCCTGACCTGATAGCGGTTCGCCACCAGTCTGACGCAAAATTCCTGCCGGTATTGCTGACGATGCGTTGCGATAACGTGCGGCCTCAAGTTTTAGCGCCGTAGCAACTGCAGTTTCGCTCATGTAAATAATGCCCTGTATCGGTGACAAAAATTGGATTACGTCATCAGGGTTTAATTGACCGCCTTGAAATGTGATTTGTTTTGACGGCGCAAACCAAACTGGGCCAGCCTGATCTAATGTTTGCACCATTGCTGCAGGCAGTCGAGTAAACGACGCTGGAAAGCCATCGGCCGTTCTGCTTGTCACATATAAAAAGCCTCGTCCAAAATGAAATAGATCGTCAAATAACCATGCAAGCAAAAATGAATTGGGCACGCTTGGGTCTATGCGTCGCAACCAAGTGCGCGGCGCTAACGGCATTTTTTCCATTTCTTGACCGTTCCACATTTCGGTATACATTTTTAAATTCATGCAACCAATAACGCTGGCCATAAGATCGCGTGCTCGACTAATTGTCGGCACGCTCATTGCACGATTGCGTGCTTCGCCTTCAACGTACGAATAATAAGTACCAACCATTGACGCGCCAACGTTGCTTGTATTTTGCGCCATGTACGCACTACCAGCCGCCGCCGCTTTAGTTGGCTCAGGCGATATCGCCGCTTTGTTTACTGACCTGCTAAAGATTGCCATTGGCTAAGTATGCCACGCGTATCGCTTGCCTGTGTTGATAGGTGACCGCCGCGAACGTAACCGAGAAAGCATAGGTAAACGACGGCCACCCGTTTTGCATACTAGCCACTAGCCACAACGATCATAGGTTTACCAATGACCGCAGGTTTGTTAATTGTGCTGACGGCAAACACTAGGCAACGCGCTAACTCGATCGGGCCGGGTGATCGGATTGACGACAAAGATAATGCACCCTGATTTTTGACCGCTACGGCGCGTTCGCAATGTTGCGCCAACAATGTTGACCCGTCATGCCTGACCCGTTTTTCTATTATTGCTGTGCGACAAACTTGTGTCCAGCGTGTCAGCTCACGGTTGCCAACCATTTGTGATCGGTGGGCAAACTTGCTTGGCATAGACATTTCAAACGCTGGCGTAATCAGTAATCGAGTCGTTGTATCTTTACAAACGTCGTCAACAGCCTGCCAGCATTCCGACAAAGTGTCGGTCACAAACTGTTGGCAAACCTGTATGTTGCCGTCGCCGTTGAGCGCTGCTCGAACCCCCACAAACCTGCTCTCGTCTTGCGATTGCTCTATAGCCAGCACGCCGCCTTTCGGCATAGGCAGATCGGTTTTGAGACTTGCCCAAACACCCGGCTGTAGCCAGCCGTGAGCGCTTGCAGTCCACAAATTTACTGACGACCGCAAAAAGGCGTTGCGGTTAGGTTGCTCGGCTTCGGCTTGTAGCACATCAACGGTCAGCGTGTGGCCGATTGCTGGGTTGGCTTGTAGCCATGCGTCAACACTCATCGGATCCGTTGTAGAACTTGGCGAAAATTCGGCAAAATATAACGACGACGTTTTGTTTTCGTCAATAGATCGCAAACCCTGTTCACGCCAACGCAACATTTCTTTGCTCGACTCGTCGCCACTTGTGCTGGTCATAAATAGCATGGGGCTACGTCGAGTACGCATGGTAGGCAACAAACCGACCGACACGGCCTCAGGGGTTACCGCCCACAATTCGTCAATGCAAACTAGGTCAGCGGTCAATCCGTGAAATGACGTAGGCGTTGCAGCGCGTACTAGCCAGCGCGTACCGTCAGGCAAATTGGCTTCGTTACGGCCAACCGCCCAAGTCAAAATAGCGCCAAAATGCTGTTCAAGAATTGGGGCAATTTTGTGAAACAACTCAATCGCCAAGTCAAGTTTGTGAGCGGTAGTAATGATCGTTTGTGGCTCGCCCCGCAATTTTGGCATCTCAGTACACCAAAAACCCACAAGGCTTTCAAGCAATTTAGACTTGCCGTTTTGTCGAGCAACCGACACCAACGCCTGCCTGTGCAACAGATCGCCGTGCTCATCATGCGCCAAAACTCCACCGGCACACCATTTTTGCCACTCCATAAGATCGCAATCCAAATATTCGCGCGCCCAATCAACCACACCGTCAACAAGAAATACCCCTCGTCGATCAACGCTCGTTTCTAATCTCGGCTTGTATGGCGCTGTATGTTTATGCATCGGCTGGTCAGCGCCAGTTCCCGCCAATCCTGCCAAACCCTTATGAAATAAGGCTATGGACGAGTCGGGGTCGTCTGTGTTCTGTATAAAAATACGTTGCGATGTATTTAATGCATTTGCAATTTGTGGTGGTTGTTCGTATATGCCTTTGCGTTTTAGGTTTCCGTATCGAGCGCCGCGTGAGCTGTTGCATGGTTTGCATGCTGCAACTAAGTTTTCTAATGCGTTGATGCCGTGTGTGTTTGCTGGCCAGCGATCTATTTCTATTAGGTGATCGGCTGTTGTTGCTTCGCGTATGCCGCACCAATGGCAGGCTGGGTTGCCGGTTAGTAGTGCGCGTCTGTTGCGTTTGAATTCGGCTGTTGAGCGTGCGCGGTTGCGTTGTGTGTAGTGGCCAAGTTGTTCTTGGT